CTGTAATCAGTTTAACGTCGTGTTATAGACGGGAACAAAGTTAGGACGGACCTCTCATTGGACCTTGGATGACCTTACCTTTCTTAGTAAGGCGATTTCCCTTAGCAAGAGCCTTGTTGTTCGACTTGGTCTTTTTCTTCTTCTTCTTCGCAGTCAAAGAATTGCCGGGGGGACCCGCCACTTGAATAGTAGGTAAAGAGCGGACTTGACCTTGAGGGTGTTCTCTGAATGCCTCCTTCATAGCCTTAATGGCCATTCCACCTCCTTTCGCAAGGGGATGGGGAAGCATCAAGAGACCATCACTCACAACATCAGCAAGGGATGACATCACAGATTTGAACCACTCAGTGCTATCATTTTCTGCAAAAGTGACTGCACATGGCATTTTTGATGCTACACGGTAGTAAAGCTCAAAAAGAGACGGCTCGTATGGCGGTGATGCGGTTGCCAACGGATAAATGGCCGAGTCACTCGGGGTCGGAAAAATTTCAATGTACCACCGAGCTCGAATGGTGTAGGTTCCAAGGGGATTGAGGCCAGTGACCATGATGACCGTTTGTTGGACGGGGCTGTGTCCGGGATCTTGACCAATGATTTGGGCACTACCACCGGGTCCTCCAGTACCAGCCGTAGTCTCATTGAAGGTGCAAGTGAGATTAGTGTAGGTTTGGAGTATCTGTCTTCCAGTCGCTGAGCGAATGAAACCAGTAGCAGTTGAACCCATGCGATCATCGTCAAGACCAGAGAGTGGAACAATGGCGTAAAAACCATCTTGAGCTTTCCACTCCCGAACATCAGGTGAAAGGACCATCTGTGCCTTGTTCTTTGGAGCGTTCACCCAGAATTTACAATCGACAACGCCCAATCGAGCGCTCGCCGATGCATCTGCAAAGATCGCGTACGAATCAAAGCGGGAAGTCTGGGGAATGGATGCAGCAATGAGGGAACCCTGTCTGTAAATTTCAGCAGTTGAGTCAAATCCTTCAATACCATGTGAAATAACACGATAAGGAGAATTGATAGCTCCATCAGGCACATAAAGGCCTGTAGTGTTACTGTCTGAATCGGCAGGAAAATCCGCGCCCGCATCTGCAAAAGCAATGGTGACAGGATATCCCACAAAGCCAGTGAGGTTTCCCGGTCTAATAGAATTGCCAATGATATTGGACGAAGCCATCTCAGGTATCCTTCTTAAATGGGGCCTAGTGTCCACTCGGAAACCCCAGGTTGAGCCAGTGAAAGAGGTCGGTTTAGTAACAACAATCTCTTGAGTAATGGGGAGAACAACACTCCGCCCAGATCTCATACTTGGCATGCCCTGGAGATTCGTGATAGACGAGTCCGTGAATGGGTCCAATGCACAGCGAAGCCATGCAAAGCCTTCTTCAGAAACGACTCCTGAATCAATAGCTTGACCGAGGACCTTCATAGATCGGTTGTATTTTGCTGCGTTTGGTACGCTCATAGGTTGAACATTCTCGTTCGCGATTGTCCGGTTTAAGTCCGACATGACTATTTCTTTAAAACCTCCATCTCCTCCAGACAGTGAGGCTTGGTGAATGACTTCGGAAGGGTTAAAAAAAAGAAAAACCCTACTCTCCAATCCCTGATAGAAAGCTTTAATATCGCCCTCCGTCAGTGACGTGCAAAGAGCTCGCCGTGCGGTGAGTGCCTCATCGTCATTCAAGACAACTTCTCTACTGTCAAAGAAACAGTCCATCGCGTCTTTGAATATGTGATAGTGTTCGGATGGCCACGACATAATGGTCAAAGAAAGAATCTTCGACGAGTATGCGTAGATGTCCATCTTTTTCGCATCAAATGCGAAGGAATGTGCTAAACGGGCAACATCGTACAAAGGGTAGTAAAAACCATCCTTCTTCCGGAAATGCGCACCTAGGAACGAAAGATCTTCGATATCCTCCTTATGAAAGGAAGTGTCAAGGAATTTTAATTTCATTCCATATCTAGCAAACCTTATAGATAGCCAGTCGGCATTAGCGATGAGTGAGAACTCCTCATCAACACCAGCTATGTTGTCATCTCCGTACAGGAACACATGCTGTCGGGCGACTAGAGTCACATCAGGTGATTGACCAATCTTCTCGTGATAAGCTTCGGCAAGAAGCATCGCCATTAGTAAGATATGGCACCTGATATTGTCAAGAGTGGTAGAACCTGATCCGCTTGGATTTCCAACATCATTGCAAATGACGTTACCGTTAGGTAAGCGTGAGTAAGGCATGGTGAGATTGTTCATCATCCACCCAAATTCTTCTTTGTGTTCTTCCTTAATGTACTGTTTGGAGTTGCGGTATACATCATGAAGGAATGGGACATATTTGTCCCATCCAGAAATATCATAACAAAACCTAATGGGCTTTGATAAAAGCTTTCTGGCAAGACCATCGAATCCACCGTTATAAGGGTTGAATCCGTAGGCCGACCACTTAAAGTTTTTAAAAGCGTTTGAGATCTTGTAGGTAAATTTCTTTTGAGTCCACAAAAAGTCAGCGGGGGAGATCTTAAAAATACGAAGCTTTCCATCCTCGATTAGTTCTTGTTCTAAAACCTCACTTTTACCACATGTATTGAAGATGGGGATCCTCTCCATTCGGGTTTCCAAAATCCTTGGCCACTCCGGGTGGTTGAATAATTCGGATTTAGTTCTGAAACCCAGATATGTAAATGGATATCCAGGGCTCTTGTCAAGTTCCATGGACATTGCTATTTCTTCATCGGTTGAGAGATAGTCCTTCTCACAAGATCCATATTCCATGTGATATAAGTCCCGTGCAAAAAGCATGAGAGTCTGATGTCTGTCATCGAAGTTTATATCCCTGAGTTGTCGAGCGTCCCAGGAATTGACAGTCTTGTAGAAATTATAGGATGTTGGGAGAACATTAGCGTATTTTCCACACGCAAGACCTATCATCCGCCCACGTTGGCGGTTCTCATTAAAATAGGGAGAGGGTTTCAAGGTGAAGAGATTTGTCCCTTTAAGTGGAGTTGTTGGCAAGGTCCCAACAACAGTCATCTTCTTGTACGGTTGATTATAAGGATAAACTCTCATCTCAGGAATCCGAGCCAGAACTGACTGAATGACAGCACGAGGACCAGCCTCAGCTGTATCAATTCTTGTCCCGACAGGAGTCGCAAGGTTGTTCGAACCCTTACGAGAGTCACCAGATGTTCCGTAATGAATTCCAACAAGTTCAAGATTGGAATTGAGAAGAGCACTACCACAACTATAGTTCTTAGTTGATGCGGAGTGGTAGAGGGTGTTTCCACGTCTATGGACATTAGTTGTTGCCATAACAAACTTAGTAGTTGTGGGATCATATCCCATAAAAGTACATGGATAAGATCCATGTTCGCTGACGTTTGCCTGGGGTAAGGCATGGGAGGATGGAACTCCTGCCAGATTAAGCTTGGCGAAAGGGAGTGTTGCCAAACAAGAATGGGGGGGGCCATCGAGTTTCGTCCAATCGTTAGCATAAGTCATATAATCTTTTCCATTGTGTTTAATAGTTGGGGACATTTCCGCCTGATGCCAGGTTGTTACATAAAAAGCGATTCCAGCTCTCTTAGTTAAGACAACCGTTCCGAAAAACTTCGATTCTTCTCGAGAGTTAGAATGATACATTCTAAACATTGCTCTCTCAATCTCATCGACTGGTTTCGGATTATCGGCAGACTTAGCTTCCTGAACAACTTTTCCACCACGGCCTCTTCTTACAACTGGTTTGCCATTGGCATTGACAATTTTTACAGGTCTATCACCTCCACGTCCACGGCCGCTTCGTCCGCGACCTCGAGCAGCCGCAGCGTAGGATGCAGGTTTCTCAGTTTTTTCAGTTGAAAGGGAAATTGGGGCCTCAACCATGTCATAATAAATTTTAATGTTGGTTTTAAGATCATTTAATCGTTTTTCATATCCAGAGATGGTGTCACGCCTATCATCTCCTGAGTAGAATTGATAGACATCGTCTATTTTATCGTGGAGCCAATCTCTCTCACTCTTAAGATCAATGAATTTCTTAAATTCAGACGTTGAAAGTTTGTTTTTGAGTTTGTATTCTCGATCTCTGGCGTCGTACATAATCTTTTGATAGTACTCGTAAGATTCGTCGATACCTCGATCGTAATAGTCTCTAGATGCTTTCTTCATCTGATAATCTTCGTCGAATTCATGATTTCTTCTTCTTCGGTTGACATCTCTTCGATCTTCATCTTCCTTGCGCTCGTCGCGTTTTCTTTGCGCAGCCTTCCTCCTTTGACCAGCATTTTTAAGATTGACCTCTGATATAACAGCTTCCTCCTTTCCTTTTGGCTCAGGATCCGTTGGCTTTGACAAGTTTTGAATCTTCTTTTCCAACTCCTCGATTTTTTTGTTAGTTTCAGTCTTCGCAACATCATCCAATTTCTTATCGAGATCATCGAGCTTCTTCTGGGTTTCAGCGATGACTGCTTCTTTTTCTTGTTGTTTTTGTTCGAGGAGCTTGGCGGCTTCCGCTAGCTTCTTATCATTTTCAATCTTCTTGGGATCCTCCTCAATGACGAAATGTCCATCTTCGTCTATGACTGGGTCAAGACCACACTCAAGACGCATCTTTTTGCGGATGGCGTAGGTCGTATCTCTCTCTTCTTTGATCATTTTCACGTTAAGAGTTTCGAAGAACATCTCGCGAAAAGTTTCACTATACTTGATAAGAGTGACCGTGGCTCCGGCAGCAACGCAAACGGCCACGGCTATTCCAGCTATAGCAGAAGCTATGTCTAAAGCGTGATCTTTGATGAATTTTGTCATAACGTCTCCAGCCTTCGACGTAAAGCCTTCGAGAATCTCAATAGCGTTAGACTCTTTATCCGTGATATAAAGGTGATACTGAACGAGAGCATCAGTGTCATCTCTTTTAAAATCTACGTTTTCGTTACCAAGAACCGCAATCCAACGAGGGATGTCGGGTGTGACAGTGCAGGTATAAAGAAAAATATCCGTACGTCGCGTATATCTATCTGGTATCTGGTCGACATCCTCAACTTTACGTGACTTGACGAGTTTAAGTGATCTCAAAAATTCTTCTGACACATTAACTATGTGGAACTTCTTGTGACCGCCCTGCACACAGCCAACGGCTTTGGTAGCTCTGACCCAGGAGATAAGAGATATTTCGGCCTCTTCAAGATGCTCCTTAGTGGGTGCCACAAGGAAATAATTATCATCGTCGGGTTCATAAATGACAAGGTGACTGTCCGAATCGTCAACATCAACATAACTGACAAAGTCAGATACATGGAATTTATACTCAAAAAGAGTCTGTCGATTCTGGTATTGCCAAGACATCTTCGGAACAACTTTGTCCACATAGAACTGAGCTGATTTTTTGTGTTTCTCGACGAGTTTCGTGAAAGTTTGATCAATGAAATCAGAATTGTAGTCGAACTCACTAAGAGTTTTAATGAAATCAGTCTGGACAGCATGGTCCAGCGAGTCGGAAAACTTGATTCCAACTAAACCCTTGAGGTGTCCTGAATTGTACTCCTTTCGTTTCTCTGACTCACCAGAAAAATTAACAATATCCTTCTGAGCTCTAAGGATGTTGTTCTTCGTGGTTGACATGAGGTTTGCTTCCGTAGCCATTCCCGCGAGGGTAGCGAGCATGATAACTCCTGCTGAAACGGCACTAAACATTGTTAGGAGGTCACTGTTAACGGCCTCGGGGGTCACAAGTTGTCGAGCAATAAACTTGTACACTATTGGTGATATAATGGCTGTTGCCGACGCAGAAGTCACTAAAGAAAGTAATCCCATAACTGGAACAGGGATTGCACTTCGATCAGTTGTTAAACTAACCACCATTCCCGAAAGAACGGTGGAAGCTGAAATTGCGAGCAAACTGCCAAAAAGCGTTTGATACCATAGTGGTAGTTCGTCGTCTGGTTCTGAAAAGACAAGGGATCCAGTGATCCCCATAGCCGAACCCAGGGCTATGCCACTGGTGATGACAAGATTTGGATGATCATCCATAAAATTGAAGGCGTTGGTCTTGTATTCTTCAATTTGCTGCCGTATGGCAGCACGTTTGATCTCACTGTATGTATCGGGCATGAGATCTTTAACTATATTAGAAGTAGTTAAAAAGAATTTCTGAGCGATGGTGCGTTCACCTTCTGCTCCTTCTTCATCAATGGGTTCTTTCCTCTTGGGTGCTGTTTCTTTCGGTGTGAAGAAGTCTTGGACTTCTCGAAAGAAATTTCCGACAGGGGGATCGCGTTCGATCCTCTCCTCGAATGTCACGGTCCCGTGTTCGGGACTCAGAACTTCTAGAACTGATGTTGATTCAGTTCTCTGAATTGTCGCTGCGCGTTCGCGGCTGACATCAGAATTGTCTCTTACAACAGGCACAATCATGGATTGTCCTGAGGATCGTGGGTTGGGGTTTCCCCCGGTTGCACCTTTGAGGTCGTTACC